AAGTATTCGCGTTTGATTTCGATCCAGCACCTGTTTGCCGAGGGACTTGTATTTGCTCCCGACACCGAGTGGGCGCAGGAAGTCGTCAATCAGGTCGGGTCGTTCCCGAAGGGCAAGCATGACGACCTTGTGGATACCGTCAGCATGGCCGTGCGCCACTTGCGCGACTTGGGTATGCTGACCCGGTCATCCGAGCGCGCCGACGAGCTTGACGCACTGAAAGTATACCCCGGCAAGGGCCCACAGCCCCTGTATCCAGTCTAAAAAGGAAGAAGCGAGTGAGTGAGCCCATCGAGATTCCGCGGATCAACTGCCAAGCGACCGTAGAAAAACTGGCAGACTTTACGTGGGAAGTGACGGTGTGGGGACTCGCGCCATTTGACCGCACGCGGATCTATACTCTGGCGGAGAAAGATGATAACTCGGCCGCATGGGAAGGNATCCGTCGCTTCACGGAAGAGATGGAGGCCCTCCACGACATGAACACCGAGGATTAACAATGGCCACTGCCCCCGGACTGTCTCCAATGAACATCAGACTGCCGGGGGAGACTCCCGCCCAGCCCGACCTGCCGGGGATCATCGTCGAACACGACGAGCCGGCTGACGAGCAGCACGAAGAAGACGAGCGCGGGAACGTCATCAAGATCGAGCACGACGACGGCTCGGTCACAATCTCCATGGACGGCTCGTCCCTCGTGGACAAGGACCCCGACGCGCCGCCCCCGGGCTGGTTCGACAACCTTGCCGACAGGATTGACCCCTCCGTCCGCAGCCAACTCGCTGAGGAACTGCTCCGCGGCATCGACGAAGACATCGAAAGCCGCCGCGACTGGGTCGAAGACCGTGCCAACGGCATGCGCCTCCTCGGCCTCAAGATCGAAATCCCCAACGTGTCCGGCGCCAGCGACGGCGCCCCCGTCGACGGCATGTCCCGGGTGCGCCACCCGCTGCTTCTGGAGGCCGTCCTGCGCTTTCAGGCCAACGCGCGCTCTGAACTTCTGCCGACTGATGGCCCGGTCAAGATCCGCGTCGACGCCACGGCCGACGACCTGCAGACTGACCAGCTCGCGAACGCCCTCGAGCGCGACCTCAATCACTACCTGACGTCGACGGCGACGGAATACTACCCCGACACCGACCGAATGCTGATGATGCTGGGCTTTGGGGGCACTTCCTTCAAGAAAGTGTACTTCTGCCCACTGAGGAACCGGCCTGTCTCGGAAACTACAGACGCAGACGACTTGATTGTCAACAACACTGCGACCGACTTGGCCAATGCGCGCCGCGTTACGCACCGCCTGATGATGCGTCCCTCGGTTGTCCGGCGCATGCAGATCCTCGGCGTGTACCGCGACGTCCATCTGGGCGAGGCAATGCCCCAGAAGATGGACACGTTCCAGAAAGAGGAGCGCGACCAGCAGGGACTGAGCGAGGCGCCGTCGGTGAACATCGACCGCGACCGCGAAATCTACGAATGCTACTGCGAAATCGACCTTCAGGGCTTCGAACACAAGTACAAGGGCAAGCTGTCCGGCCTTGAAGTGCCGTACCGGGTCACAATTGACGTATCTTCGAAAGAAATTCTGTCGATTGTACGCAATTACAACGAGCCTGAAGAGGGTTCGCTGCCTGACGCGCGCAAAGTATTCATCAAGTATACTTTCGTGCCGGGTTTTGGCTTCTACGACATCGGCCTGCTCAACATTCTGGGCAACACGACCAATGCCATCACCGCCGCGTGGCGCGAAATGCTCGACGCCGGCATGTACTCGAACTTCCCCGGCTTCCTGATGGCCGATACTGGCGCCCGCCAGAACACAAACATCTTCCGCGTGCCCCCGGGCGGCGGCGCGCTGGTGAAGACTGGCGGCCTGCCCATCAAGGACGCCATCATGCCCCTCCCGTACCAGCCGCCAAACATGGCCCTGATGCAGTTGGTGGACAATATGGCCACGACGGGCATGCGGATCGGCGGAACGAGCGAGTTGCAGGTCGGTGAGGGCCGCGCAGACGCCCCGGTGGGCACGACTCTGGCCCTGATTGAGCAGGCCACGAAGGTTCTGGACTCGGTACACAAGCGCATGCACGCCGCGCAGGCCGAGGAATTCGAGGCGCTGAAGGAATGCTTCCGGGAGAACCCGAAAAGCTTCTGGCAGCGCAACAACAAGCCCGCATACAAGTGGGACGAGCAGATCTTCCTCAAGGCGCTCGACAATTGCGACCTCGTGCCGCAGGCTGACCCGAATACGGCGTCGCACGGGCAGCGCGTGATGAAAATCATGGCCCTGAAGCAGCTCCAGCAGGCCAATCCGACGATGTACGACCCCATGGCAGTCGACACCGCGGCCCTGCAGACCATCGGATGGAACAATCCGGAGCAATTCCTTGTCCCGCCGCAGGCTCAGGCCGCCCCGCCGCCCGAATTGCTGCAGGCTCAGGCCAAAATGCAGACCGAGCAGATGGGTGCGCAGGCCAAGATGATCGTGGCACAGTCCAAGGCCCAAGAGACGCAGGCGAAGATCCAGCAGGGTGCATTTGCGCCCAAGCCGCAGGCGCCGGGCGGTGTCGGCCCGCAAGAGCCGCCGCAGCCCACGCCCCTCGAGCTTGAGGAGCTGAAGATCAAGCAGATGGATGCCCAGACCCGCGCCGCGGGCATGCAGATGAAGCACCACGACCTCATGGTCGAGGACCAGAACCGTGACCTCGACCGCCAGAGCCGTGAACGCCTCGAGCTGATGCAGCTCGCGAAGGAACTGATCACCCACCCCGACGCGGTGGACGACGCCGAGAAGGGCCTCGGGAAGCTCAAGAAGGACGTCAAAGAATGAAGCTCGACCCCAAGGCCATTAACAACGCCCTGACCCTCGCCAAGAAGGTTGCGACGAAGATTGACCCGGGCTTTGGGGGAGTGAAGCCGGCAGTCCCGGGGTTGGCGTGCCCCTGCTGCGTAAATCGGGCGGCCGGGCCGGCTTCGCGGCCGGCGGCTCGCCCGACCCGTCTATGGCCCCGGACTTTGCCGATAGCCTGTACAGCCACGGCCAGCGTGTCGCTGAGACGCTGCCGCCGACCGCCCAGCCCGAGCAAATGCGGTCGATGCTGCAACAGAACGGCGTCAAGGGCTCCGAAATGAAGTGGTCGGGCGTCAATGACGACCTGTCGCACCCGGGCGAACTGAGCAGCCCCGACGTGGCCCGGGCCTTCTCGATGAATATGGCCTACCCCGAGGAGAGGATGCTGCGCGATCTCCCTTCCGGGTCATTTCAAAAGATGAGGAGGCGCCACAAAGATGAAGAAGACCATGCCATTGCAACCACGCGCGGATCGATTGATGAGCGCCGCGAGGCGATCCGTGAACTCCGGAGGCGCCACCAGATAGAACTTCGCAATCTTGAGAATATCGACCCTACTTACCACGGATATTACACACTTCCGGGCGGAAACAACTACCGGGAAATCCTTTTGCAGCACCCCACTTCGGCCAGTGGGGAGGCTGACTACAGCAACCGCGACCATTTTGGCGGGGAGCCAAACATTATCGCCTCCCTCCGTATGAAGGACCGTATTGACGAAGGCACCGGGGCTCCAATTGCCCACCTTGAAGAGCTTCAGAGCGACTGGGGTCAGGCCGCGCGGCACGGCTATCAGGGCCAGCCGGAAAAGACCGCGGCGCGTGACGCCCTCAAGGCGTTTGAGGAGGAGCTGAAGAGCAACCACGCATCGGTCACGGACAAGCCATTTGAGCCCCTCTTCTCTGCCCTTATGCAAGACAAAGGCAAGGAGCATGACAGTCTTCGCTATGCTGCGGCCAGAGAGCAGCAGGCGATGGAGAGCCGCCCCAAGGGGCCGGCGCCGTTCATTGACAAGACAGAAGACTGGGCGGGGCTCGGCCTGAAACGCGCCCTGTTTGAGGCCGCCCACGGCGGCCACGACAAACTCGCGTGGACGCCCGGCGAGGATCAGTACGCGCGCTTTAGCGACCCCAGAGAGCCAGAGAAAACACGTGCGCAGCGGCTGGCGGGCATGAAGAGCTTCTACGACCAGATGCTCCCCAAGCGCCTCCTGCAAATCGCACGCCAGCATGACCCGGAGGCGCATCTCACGACTGCCGCGGTAAAGGTCCCGTACGGCGAATATGACGGTTCGCCCCCAGAAATGAAAAGCCTGCCGGCCCTGCGGATCACCGACCGCATGCGCGAAAGCATCAAGAAGAACGGCTTCCCGATGTATCAGCGCGGC